ACACGTTGGCGTTGAATTTGAATCTTGTGATGCAGAGTATAGCGAACAGGGACAACTATCGGAAGATGCTTATACAAAGCTAACTGAAGCTGGTTTCCCACAAGATTTGGTAAACAGTTGGATACAGGGACAAGAAGCCCTAGCAAACAACTATCAAAAAGCTGTCTATGAAAGTGTAGGCGGTGAACAGGCTTATAGTGACATGATTAACTGGGCGGGCGATAACTTATCGGATAACGAAATCGCTGCCTTTGATCGAGCTGTAGGTTCAGGAGACGTTGATATGGTCAAGTTGGCTGTGTCGGGATTACAAACTCAGTATCAAGCTGCGGAGGGTACAGACCCATCTTTAATAGGTGGACAATCCAGTAACTCAACAGGCGGTAATTATAGTTCTTGGGCAGAAGTGACCCAAGCTATGAGCGACCCACGATACAACAGTGATCCAGCATACCGTCAGTCTGTTTCGACTAAGATAGCTCGAAGCAACATACAATAGTCTCTTTATGCCCTCTTCGGGGGGCTTTTTTAACAGGAACGAAACACAACAATTAATTACCTTTGACCCCTGCGGGGACAATCTAAGCGGAAAGATTAAGTGTTAAGTGACTAAACATTAAACATTCATTTAAACATTTAACAAAAGGTAAAATATTATGTCTAGCAACTATGCTGCACCCTCACGATTGGGTGAAAACGCTGCTACTGGTGCTAATGCCAAGGAACTCTTTCTAAAGACGTTTACGGGCGAAGTGCTTACAGCTTTCAATACTAACAACATCGCAATGCCACTACACCGTGTACGCACAATCTCTTCAGGTTCTAGCGCACAGTTCCCACTAACAGGTATCGCTACTACTGCAACTCTTGCGGCTGGTAACGAGGTAGTACCAAGTGCTATCGCTCACAGTGAGAAAGTAGTTAACATCAATGATCTTCTAACTTCTTCCGTTTTCATTGCGAAAATTGATGAAGCTATGAACCACTATGATGTTCGCTCTATCTACTCTTCTGAGATCGGTACTGCTCTAGCTAAAGCTGCGGATACAGCTGTATTCTCTGCTATCGCTGATGCTACTGCTGATACTGCTGAGTATGCTCAAGGTGCTAACAAGAACAATGCTGATATTGAAATTGCTGAAACTCCTTCTGCTTCTACTGGTACTGATGTAGCTGATGCTATCTTCAAAGCTCTAGAAGCTCTAGATGTTAAGAACGTAACTGGTGAGAAGTCTGTTGTCCTTGACGCAGAAACTTACTACAAAATGTTCTCTGGCACTAATTCTAACATCGCTGGTGTAATGAACAAAGACTTCGGTACAGGTGGTAACTTGAACACTGGTACTGTTCCTTTGATCGGTGGCGCAAAAGTGTATATGTCTAACAACCTGCCTTCAGGTTCTAAAGGCTTAGTATTCACTAAAGATGCTGCTGCAACAGTTAAGCTATTAGACTTAGGCGTTGAATCAGAGTACCAAGTTTCACGACAAGGTACACTAATGGTAGCTCGCTACGCAATGGGTCACAGCTCATTACGTCCTGAGTGTGCTGTTAAACTGACTAACGCTACGTAAGATTAGTTTAGTAAACTTTAAGAACACCTCCTTCGGGGGGTGTTTTTTCTTTATTTTTTCATTGAGGTAAACATGACAACTCCAACAACACAGCTTCAGGCTGTAAACTCTATGCTCTCGACCATTGGCGAAGCACCAGTCAACAGCTTAAGTTCTGGTTTAGTTGATGCTGAAACGGCTGAGACTGTACTCAATGAAGTTTCAAGAGATGTTCAGTCATTTGGCTGGAACTTCAACAGTGAGCCAGACTGGGTATTTAACCCTCTCTCTAATGGATATATACAACTTTTTTCTGATCCAGCCCCAGTTTTGCGGGCAGATTTAGCTAAATCCGTGACTAAATACAGAAGCGCAGAGAGTGAGTACATACAACGTGGTTCTTATATGTACGACAAAGTTAAACACACTTTTGTAATTAACAAACCTCTTACACTAGATATTGTGGTTCATCTAGATTTTGAGCAGCTTCCTGAAGTAGCAAGACGATACATAACAATTAAAGCTGCACGATTATTCCAAGAAAGAGTAGTCGGTAGCGATAACCTCTCAGCCATGAACAGAGCTGATGAGCAACAAGCCCTATTCGCTTTGAAAGAAATGGAAAGCGAGAACGGGGACTATAACATATTTGACGATGGAAGCACGTACAGTGTTCTTGATCGTTCAATCGGACACAAGGTGATCTAAATGGCTTTAGTTTCTAAAAGCATACCCAACCTCATTAACGGGGTTAGTCAACAACCCGCAGCTCTACGATTAGAGAGTCAGGGAGAAGTACAGGAAAACGGTTTCTCGGATGTGGTTGATGGTCTTAAGAAACGCCCACCTACAAAGTTTGTACAAAAGTTAAAGTGTCTCAGTGGGGCTTCAAGCTCTTCTCAAGGCAACCTGCACTCTAGGAGTGACTACGTAGATTTAACAGGATTAGATACTGCGTACTTCCACACATACAAGAGAAGTGATGATGAGCAATATCATGTTGTTATAACAAACAACCGTAGAGTACACGTTTACGACCTTGATGGCAATTTACGATACCAATCAGGTCATAGTAGCTGGCTTGCAAACGGTAATTGGCTTTCCCATAATAGTGATGATACATCATACTTACCTTACAATACTTCTAAAATTACCTCTACCTCTGTTGCTGATGCTACGTTCATTGTTAACAAAGAAAAGACAGTAGAGATGAGCGATCTTATAAGCCCCGCCAACGATCTCAATCAAGCCTTAGTCTACCTTAAGAGTGTAAACTATGGTAGAACATATACTGTAAGGGTTGAGTCAAAAGAGAGTTCAGGCGTAATAGCGGTTGAGCAGTCTTCGGCTCAAAACATAATAGCAAGCGGTACAAACCACAACGATAATGAGCTTAAAGTAAGTAAAATAATGAGTGAGGGTTCTGCCTCTCTTCGTGAAAAGATTGAGACGGAGCTTGGCGCAAGAGTGGTTGAAACCTTTAACGCAGCAAGTTCGGGTACTTCGTCTTCTGCCATAACAGCACTTAAGCGTATAACCACCACAAATGCAATACCAATAACACAATCCAATATTGACAGTAATAGCATTGTTGTAGTGGTGGGTGGCACTACTATACCCTACGATGTAACTGGAGCAAACGGCTGGAAGCGTATTAGTAACACGGTACTAGAACTCCCACACTCAGTATTATCAACTTCAAGAACCTATAGAACCAATATTATAACAGCTTATCACAGAGATAGCGGATCTATAACTTTTCTTGATTCTGCAAACTCAACAGACGGTTATGTGACACCCGCCACGGCTAACAAAGATGCTTACTTCATCGTTAACACTTTGGCTTCTGGATCTTTTGGAGATTTCGACATTACTGTTACAGATGATGACGGTGGTACTAATCTCAAAGCTTTTAAAGGAAATGCTAAATCATTCACAGACCTACCCAACCAATGTGACCATGGGTTTAGGTTGGGAGTAGTAGGGGACAACCAAAAGAAAGAAGATGACTTTCATGTGGTCTTTCAAGGTTCGGCTGGCTCTGGTTATTGGAAAGAGTCTGTAGCCCCTAACCTAGAGAACTACTTCGACCTAACAACAATGCCCCACACCTTGAGGCAGAGTGCTGGACTTAGTTTTAGCTTTAGTCAAGGAGAGTGGGATGAGCGCAAAGCTGGTGATGATAACACAAACACTGCTCCTAGTTTTGTTGGGCAAAAGATATCAGACATATTCTTCCACAGAAACCGCTTAGGTGTTCTTTCAGGAGAGAATGTGATCTTTAGTGAGGCTAGTGGTTACTTCAACTTCTGGCGCACAACAGTACGTTCATTACTAGACTCTGATCCTATTGATGTATCAGTCAGTCAGAATGAAGTGTCTGAGCTTAAAGCTGCTGTGCCTATTCAGGATAACCTTTTGTTATTCTCAGAGCTTAACCAGTTCACATTATCTGCTAGTCAGTTGTTAACACCTTCTGAAATTACAGTAGATCAATCAACAAAGTATGAATGTGATCTAACAGCCCCACCAGTAGGTGCGGGTAACAGTGTATTCTTTGCCACACAATCAAGCGGTTACGCAGGAGTACGTGAGTTCTTCACAAGAGAAACCACAGAAGTCAGAGATGCTGCTTCCGTTACCTCACACGTTCCATCATACCTTGAAGGAAATGTAAGACAATTTGCTTCGTCCTCTAATGAGGATATGCTCGCTTGCCTTACTTCTACCAACAAGAAAGAATGTTACATTTATAAGTGGTACAATTCTGCAGAGGAACGGTTACAAAGTGCTTGGTCTAAGTGGATATTTACAGAAGACATAGCCCACATCTTCTTTACCAACAATTTAATGTATTTTACATTTGAAGATGGCAGATACGAGATACTTGATGTTAAATATGACCACACTGAAGTCTTATTAGATAGGCAATATAAATTAACAAGCGCTGATTGGCAAGCCACCCCCATTACTCAGTTCAATCTACCTGATGGAGTGCCTACAGTTGGTTTGATAGCTATCGATCAGGACGGGATATCTTTAGGGTCGTTTGACCCAGCTAATCCAACCTTCGATCAAAACTATGAGTTATTCACCAACCGTACTTTAGTTGTAGGAGTACCCTATACATTTAAGTATCAAATGTCAGAGCAAGTGTTTAAACCAACACAAGGTGACTCAACACAGCTTGCCCGCTTCCAGTTAAGGAAGATGTCGTTTAACTATAATGACACGGGACACTTTGACGTTACTGTAGACTCCGTAGGTAGGTCTCCAATTACCTCACACTTTACAGGGCGTGTATTAGATAACCAACACAACCTTTTAGATCAGTCTGCTGTTATCGATGACGGAGCGTTCCAAGTTGGGGTGCAAGCACGGGCAACAGACACAGCTATAACAATAACTAACGACTCACACCTTCCCAGCACGTTCCAAAGTGCAGAGTGGGAGGGGTATATCGTACTACGAAACCAGAGACTCTAAATATGACACACTACTATAGAAAAGCAACATTTCAGGATTGCCGAGAACTAGCCCCAGCTATGCGTGAACAAGACGCTAAGGAAGTAATGGCTAGTAACGGGCTTACACCCTTAAGGGCATTACAGGAAAGCTATAACGCTTCTGCTCCTGAATGCTTTAGTATCATCCATGAGGATGGTGATGTAGTGGGAATGTTTGGGTTGTCTGATTGTGGTATATTTGCAAGTCCTTGGTTGTTAGGTTCTCATAAACTACCTGAGACCAAAAAGGTGATGCTACCAGTTTCAGCAAAGTGGGTGGAGGAAAAGAACGACCAACACCCACTCTTGCTTAACTACGTACACGCAGAAAATACAGTATCGATGAGATGGTTAAAAGCACTAGGCTTTCAGTTCATCAAACTAGAAAAAGAATACGGAGTAGGAAAACAACCCTTCTACCAATTTGTGAGGATAAAAGAAAATGTGTGATCCAATAACAGCCATAGCTACAATAGCAAGTAGCGGTGCTACAGCCACAGCGGCAGTGGGTACAGCAGCAGCGGCAGCTAATGTTGCAGCAGCTACAGCAACACTTGGGCAATTCGCTAGTGTGGCTTCAGGTGTGATGGGAGTTGCGTCCGCTTCTCAAGCGCATAAAGCTCAAGAAGCACAAGAAGCCGCCAACAGACAGAACGCCCTACAAGCACAAATAGATAATGATCGACAGCTAAACCTCCAAGAGGCTCAAGAAGACACAGCGGCTGCCGAAAAGAAACTACAAACAGATTTAGAAACAAGAGAGATGGCGGCACGAGCAACTGTAGCTGGTGCTGAAAGCGGTGCAATCTTAAACAACAATGCAGTCATCCAAGACATCGAGCGTCAAGGTCTAATGGCTAATACCACTGTTGATAGAAACTTTGATAACACTGTGCAAGGTTTAAGAGAAGAAAGGCTAGGCGCAAGAACAAGAACCCAGTCAAGAATTAACTCAGTCTCTAAACCAAGCTCTACAGCAACAGGATTAAAGATAGGACAATCGGTACTTGGGGCAGCTCAAGGCTACAGTAATTATTCATAGGAAAAACTAAATGGCAACCTCAATAGATAAATCAGTAAATTGGCGTAATGCTGCGGCTGCGCCTGATTATCAGGTTACTGCTAGACAAGTGGACACATTTGTCCAAGGTGAAAGAAATACCAAAGGTATGCAAGTAGCTGCGGCTCTTGACTCTGCTGCTGGTACTGTTTCACAAGTTGGTAAAAATTTAACTAGTAAAGCAAAAGAACAAGTAACAAATTTAGAGCTGCTGAGAGCTTCTAACGCCTCTAGCGAGCTTATCCCTGCTGTTCAGGAGTTTGCAGAAACTTATGATTACAGCATTAAAGATGGTAAAAGACCAACCAGTGCTGAAGTATGGGAAGCGTTCACATCAAGTAACCCAGCCTATCAAGAAACTTTATCGACACTAACTACCGACACAGCTAAAAATTCATTTAATAAAGTAATAGGCGGTAACTTTTACACTACATACGGAACATCTGTAAAATCTTTTGAAGTAGGTGAGGAAGATGTAGAGTTGGGTAACTTTGCTATTAATGCACTAAGAGGGGAAACCTTAAGCGCATCATCGCCAGAGTTCCTTAAATTATTTAAAGACGTGGACGAGTCTATTCAGTCAATGGATAGATCACCACAGGAAGCAAAGAAGCTTCTCATGT